CACACCATCTGCGTCCTTGGCAGTCGTATATAAGCTAAAAGCATCAATTAACTCGGCTGAATTAGCCAAGGCCATATTGTCATCACCAGCGTTGAGATTCCCTAATGCATCATCTTCACCTCGCAAGAACTTCTCCATTCTTGAATCCATGTGACCAAGCATGTAGTCCCACTTGACGATTGCATCAAAAGTCGCCCCGAGTTTGCCCTCGATATCAACGAATGAGTTACCAGACACTATCCCACTCCTAAAAATGAAGTCATCAATATTAAGTGGGTTGCCGACGAAATGGCCTGGGCCATCCTCTGAAACAGGTGGCTGATAGTACGGAGCATTGAATGATAGTGCCATCAACTCAACAGCGTCTGGATTATAGTAATCCTTCATAACATTCAACATTTCCTCACGCATGAAGTATGGATATGTGGAATCATATTCACTATAGTCAGTAGCAAATATATGCCCATACTTATTCATCTTATCAGCACGTTGCTCTGGTGTGGTGTGCTTATAAGTAAATGCGTATTGATCGCCAATGTGGCGTCTATGGCCAGCAGCAAAAGGTTGAAGCAAGGCCGTCAGTTGAATCGAGCTACCCTTGACGGGACGAAGACGCTGTGATGAAAAGTCACTTACTAAGGAACCGTTTATGAACACACGTTTGTCAGCTGTCAAGATCTGACCGCTGGCACCAGAAGTAATTGCGTATTCATAATCACAGACCGTCCTGATCTTTGAAACTGCATCCTCTTGTCGACGTTTATTGACTTTATAGCAGAGAACTAGGTTGTGATCCTTAGCCATCGCGTAGACATTGTGGCCACCAGCTAAATGCATAATCTTCCCTACACGGGCAGGATCAAGCATAGATTCAACATAGGCAACCTTCGTTTTATAATCGCTGTTGAAGAATGGAAAACCACTTGTTGAATAGCGATTAACACTTATCGTGCCTATCTTCGATTTCGAAAAGAAACAATGGCATAATTGTCTGAATAATAACTTGTCTCGCTCCCTCCTCCATGTAGTTGGCAAGCCCTTATCTTTTCTAAATTTCTCATTATTGACAAGAGTGTACGACATTGGCTTCATGCCATAACCAGCAACAGTCTTGTATCTGGTGAATGATTCATGGACTCCAGATTTGCCGACTGTCATATCATTTTCAACCTCGGCAGGAATATCCTTATCAAGTTGATCAACCGTTTTCCTAAGGAATGAAATATGTCTAGGGTCGTCGGAAAACATCCCGGGCATCGTCTCAACACCAGAGTCTGGTTGAAAACGATTCCACCCTAGGCGAGTTGTTTGAAATAAACTATATGCCATAATTTACTCCGTGTTTTCATCAATATCTGCATCAGCTTCTTCAGTATGATGAAATTGCAGGTTCTTTCTCGCTTCAGCAAGATCGACTGGTTTTGGAGCAGTTCCAGATGCCCTGCGTACGGCCCCCTTGCTAATTTTCTCCGCCCTTTTTGTGATATCATGCTCCAGCCTTGATTCGCCCTGCACATTTGAAATGTCACCCATGAGTTCTTGCGCTTCATAGTTGACTTCACTATTATATTCTTGTGCTGCGGCAATTAGTTCGGTAACCTCAACCTTCTCCATAAGATACGTGCTATTTTCAAATATAACATCGTAATCAGCACCTGGAACTGATAATAAAACAGCACATGCTATTGGAAATAGATCAGCTTTTCTGTTGACAAATTCCAATATCTCAAGATTGGTGAATGAAACGATAACGATCGGGCTCTTACTATCTTTCCCCTCACTAACGATCCTTGCCAAATCGAGAATGCCTGTCACAACCTTCGTGGTCCCAACAATAGTCGGGACAATTGCACCAGAGGGAACAACAAAACAATCAATCGCAATAATATCTTCAAGTGCTAGACGTTCAGTCATTACTTGCCTCAATTGAATATTCACAAATTGGACTTCTAACGTGAGTAGATTTACTTTCAGCCAGAAGTGCTATGAGATAGTGCGAACCTTTCTCTTGTACAGATTTCAATGCAATCTCGGCTGTCACAATTTGTTTAACAGTCATACTAAGTGAATGTTTAATTGCTGCATCAACCATCCAGCCAGATGACTTAAAACTAATTGGCAAATCCGTCTTACACATAGATATATACACAGTATCTAGAGGTGTTTCGATTGATGTGTAAAAGATAGTACCAAGCAAAGGAAATTTTGTTTCCATGAGAGCGAAACCACTGCATTCAATTGTCTCAAACTGTGCGTGATTCATTGACAGCCTCGTTAAGTCGATTGATCGCGTTCGACTTTCTCATCAATTGACTCGAGAGATGGTGAGATTGTTATCGCGCTATCCGATAAACGTACGAATGTAACCCGTGCTGCTGTTTCACCACCAAATATCTTGTCAAGAAGGTGTTCAACTGCACTATCCTCAGTGCAAATATGAAACATCGCTGCTCTACATGCTTCAGAAAACCATTTATCAGCAACCTCTTTTGAAAGTGTGATGCCATGCTCCTTAGCTACCGATATTAGGGTGTTTGAAGTGAGCACAATACCTTTATAGACTAAGCAATCCATGATAAACTCCTAACTATTTGCCAGCTAGTGAAGTTCGCCACTTCCATTTTTCAAAAACAGTTGTTTTTAGAAATTTAGAGCGGGCTTCCTGGCAATGAGGAAATAATAAAAAGTGACACGTCATTTGAATCCTCTGGCAAGGAATGGATTACGAGAGAAAGATAGTGTTGATGAACATCTTAGACCTTTAAATTCTAGGAATAGAACTGTTAATGGAATCTCGTCTTTTCCGATGTTGGACTCGCCTTCAACATTACTTAGTGACGTGGACCACACGTCAGCCAACCCAGCATTACGCAAGAGGTTGCGGATTAACAAGATACGAATAAGGATTGAGTGGACCACACTCTAGGGTAAGAGCACGCCGGCAACCCGAC